GATTTACTACAATTGAATTATTAACAGATACTGAAGTAGATGAAATAAACGAAGAATTAAATCGTTTAAGACTAGAAAGAAACGCAGCAGAACCTGAAAAATGGCAGGAATTCGAACCATTTATGTATCCACACAAATTATCTTCAAAATTAGAAAAATTATTTGCCCATCCAAAATTGATTGAGGCATCTGAATTTCTTATGGAAGGTAGTATTGTTGGAATGCAGACATGGGCATATTTCAAACCAAAAGGAGAGTTAGGTAGAGATATGCATCAAAACGGATTCTACACAGGTTGTGGACACAATGAAATCATTAATGTTGCTATTGCATTAGATAATCACGATCCTGAAAACGGAGCAGTATGGAACTATGAAGGTTCTCATAGATTGCCAGTTTTACCTATGGAAGATAACGAAGAAAGAAAAGCAACGAATACCGGAAATTGGAGAAGTGAAAGAGGGATTAGTTGTGTGATGCCTGAAGGACATGATTTTAGAAAAATTGAAGGTTGTGTAAGAAAAGGACAAGCAGTATTATTACATTCACACGTCGTACATGGTTCAGAGCCAAATAGAGATACAACAGGTAGAATGAGAAGAAATTTCTTAACTTCTTATTTAAAAGAAGGTGCTTACTTTAATCCTGGAAATCAAATGAAACGAGAACCAATTGATATTTATCAACTTCGTAATAATCATTGGGGAGAATAACTTGGATTATTGAAATAAATTTTATATATTTGTAGGGTATGAACTTAATAGAAAATAGAGATACCCTACATTTTTTTGTCCAATCTAATCCAAACATTAGATTACTGATACCAGTGTGGAGTTCACATAAGGCACACGAGTGGGGGACACACCTATCATTCGTATATTACCGAACCGAAACCGATGATGGTGTAATAAATTTCAATCATGTTGATGCTTCTACTTTACCTAATTTCCCAATACACAAACTTTGTAACGAAAACACATTAGTTTTAGGAAATCGATATGTGCAATCGGTTGGGTTGGATTATGAATGGGTCTACTTCGAAGAATATGGTAAACCATTTAATTTCTCTGAATGGGTAGAAACTCTTTTTAAGGGGTATAGGTCCGATTATAATGAGTTGAATGATTGTATCCCGCTAATGAAGTGGTACGAACTCTTACAATCAATCCCTGATATAAAAAACAGAAAGAGCTGGTATCGTATTTATTCAGATTCCATAACAGAGTTAGGGAGGCTGGAGGGGGCTGGGGTGACGGTCGAAGAGGAAAAATTTATTGATAGATTTAGCTTCTCGCCCAAAAACATATATGAGGGTAGGGTGTACACCAAATACAATCCATACACAACTACGGGTAGACCATCCAATAGACACCTTAATGTGAATTACTCCGCTCTTAACAAATCCGATGGTAGTAGGGAATGTTTTGTTAGTAGATGGGATGGGGGTACTCTTTTACAATTCGATTATGAATCGTATCACATCCGTTTGATTGCGAAAATCGTAGGGTATGAATTTCCAAAAGGAGAAACTGCTCACCAACACCTTGCCAATCTCTATGGAACGGATTACGAAACCGCCAAAGCTCTAACCTTTAAGTACCTCTATGGGGGATTGGATTCTTTTGCGAGGGAGATACCATTTTTCCAAATTGTGGATAAATACATCAAAGAGGTTTACCAAAAGTTCGTAATCTCCGGAGTTCTGAAAACACCTCTATACGGAAGGGAAATTCATTTCACTAAAATAGAAGGAGGGACTGAACAAAAGGTATTTAATTATCTCTTACAAGCCCTTGAAACGGAAGTGAACTATAAAAAGATGAGTGATATTCTAACCCAAATGAGTGGGATGAAATCGAAATTGATTCTATACACCTATGATGCGTTTCTTATTGATGCACATCCGATGGAGAGGGATGAGATTTTAAAACTCCTGCCGACTATTATGGAAAAGGGTGGGTTTCCCGTCCGAATTGATGAAGGAATCAATTACAACAATTTGGTTCATTTAGGATAATTTATATATTTATAACATATACAGAAACGAAAAACAATATGTATCCAGATTTTGATGAAATACTAGACGAATTAAAATTTCACGTAGGGATTCCTGATTTAACAAAAGAATCACATAAACAATTATTGGTAAAACTTTTAAGAGAAAGAGATATTCCATCTGCACAACAATTGGTGGATAGAGCATCTGTTGTATTCCAATACATAGTAGAAAATACTCCAAAACCAAAACGTGTTCTTAAAGAAGAAGATATTGTAAAGAGTAAAAAATCTGGTAACATCTACACAGTTCAGAAGATGGACCCAGATAAACACGATAAACCAACACCTGCCGAAATAGAACAGGCAAAAGAAAAAGGTGGTGGCAAACTCCCATCTTCCGATGAAGAAGAGCCAGTTAAAGGTACAAACGTATTCGGTACTGGTGGAGGTGCAAGTGTATTCGGACCGGAATCAGAACCAACCGAAACAGAACCTAAAAAACGAATTGTAAACGGAAAGGATAAAACTTTAAGTTCGGAAAATCCATTGGAAACTGAAGAATTTGAAAAAGATTTAGACCCAAATGATGAAGAATTTGCTGAAAAAAATAAAAAGTTTGCAAATCCGATTCCACCACCACCATTTAAAATACCAGAAAGTATTGCTAACAATCCAAAATTTCCTAAAAAATATTTGAAATTGTTTGAGAGAATGATGAATACACAACACGTTGGAGCAGCAAAAAAGATTTCTCACTTTTCAAATTTTCCAGGTGGAGCTGGTAAATTGCCAGCTCAAGCTGGTGAGTTGATGACGATGATGGCGTGTACGATGAGTGATGATGAGTGGAATGAAATGCAATCAGCAGTATCGGAACATATGAAAGCATTAACATCACAGAATCCAAAATTGAAAAAAGATGGTACCCGAATTGTAAATCAAACTTGGTTAAAGGCTGCTACAAACAACAGAAAAGCAATACTTAAAAAAGTAGAAAAACAATATCCAGGTCACAAAATCACTGCAGCATCTTGGGATACTAAATCTGAAGTTGAATCACTTGGATTAAGTAGTTATGGTAATAAGGGATTTTCAACTGATATTTATATACGACTAGAGAATGAAAACGGAGAACCACTTTTGGAAGAAATATCTCTAAAACAAAATCTAAAAGTTAACTTACTTAATTCTGGAACAGGTAAGTTTTTTGAATGGCTGGGAAAAGATGATGTTCCTGATAATATCAACCCTCAAATGTTTGCAAAAAATGAAAGGGCGAAACTGGCAAAATTCTGCGAAGAAACCGCAGATGCTATTAGACAACTTGCCGAAGAAGATGAAGAATTTAAAAAAACAATTGAAGAAAAAGGTATTGATTTCGATACTGCACTAGCTGATACTCTTAAAGGAAAAGGTAGTAGAGACAAGAATAAAGTTTTATTTGAAGGGATAAAGGCTTTACAAAGAAAAGGAGAAGGAGAATCATCTAAAGTAGCTACTGATTTTATCAATGAAATGGATGCGGACCATGCTAATTATGTTGCAGAGGCGGTAAAGGCAATTACAACCAATGAGAGATTGAGAGATGGTATGTTAAATGAGGTTAAAACGGAATTTCCACTAAAATCTGTTGCAGATGGTGAAGAAAGTATTGCATTGGGGGAGTATATGTTGGATAAGAGTACAATGGAAGTTATATTTGGTACAAGTGATTTTGAAGAATTTAAACAAGGATTAATTTCAGAACCTGGACCACCACCATTTATTGCATTTAAAGTTAAAGTTGGAGGTAGAGTTATACCTATTGCAAACATAGATATTAGAGAAGATGGTAGAAATTATGGAGGGCAATTTAAGTTTGAAATGGTGGTAAATGACGAGTTTGCTAAAGAAGTTATAAAGGCTAATAGACAGGTTTATCCTTAATAAATCACTTTTGGTTTGTAATTTTATATTTATCGGTAAAGTTAATAAACCAAAAATAAATGAATACACAGTTATTATGCCTTTTTACCACAAAGGGAGAGTTAGATAAATCGGTAGAATTCGTTCTAAATCAGTATATACTTACAAATCCAAACGTATTTGTACTAGAAAATAAAATAAATGAGGGAGAACTATACATTACTTTTAATGTAGAGAAAGGTTCTTCTGCAATAGATTCCGAATGGAAAACGATTTTAGTTCATAGAAAAAAGCAATCAAATACAATATACACCATCAATGCACTTAACGAAGTAGTTAAATCAAAGACAGGTGGAATACTGGATAATTCTTATATGATTGATTGGGATGAATTTAAAAATTGTATCATTACAACATCTTCGATTGGATACAAAAAAATCCCTACAAAAGTTTTTAAAAGTTTTAACACAGAGGAGTTGTAATTCTGATTTTTTTTTCATATATTCATAGTATGAAAAAAAATAGATTTAAACCTATTCAAATTTACGTTGAAGACCCCGTAGATGTTTTCCAAACTCATAGAATGGAAATATCTAAAGCAATTATTGACTCGATTTCTTTCGGAATTCGAAACGATAAATCACGCGTTGATTTTGCGCATATAATAATCAAACATTCGATTGTTATTATGCTTGCAATTGAGAGTAAAGAATTTTTAAATTTATTGGATGAAAACATAGAAACCCTCGTAGAATATGAGGAGTATGAAATGTGTGCGTTAGGAGTTAAATTAAAAAATAAAATAAATAAAAAGTTACTAAAAAATAAGTTATGTTAAACACCAAAAAAGAACAATCCGCAATTGAGTATTGTGAAGAAAATTATCCAGAAATGACTTTTGAATTCAAAAACATTTTGGATGAAATGTATGCTACTTTTTGTAAAAAGCAAAGAAACTATGGACCTGGAAATATTTCAGTAGGTACACAACTTAAAACTAAAGAAGATATTAAATTATCATTGAGTGGTCTATGGTTCAGAAAGAATGATAAAATCAACAGATTAAAGCAATTGGTAGTATTAGGACATCCCGATGAAGTGGGTGAAACTATCGAAGATACCTACCAAGACCTAGCAGTTTACTCCGTAATTTCTCAATTAGTGAGTAGAGGAAAATGGGCAAAATAATACTTGGAAATGTAACAAAAATATTGTATATTTGTTACAACAAAAGTAAAAAGGTTATATTTAGATATAAGGGAATCGCGATAAAACCTTCAAACTTAAAACAATTTATTAACACTTAAAACTTAAAAAAGCAATGGACATTTCATTAGCACTCAAGAGATTTAGCTCTCTTCAAAACAACACAAAGAAGTCGGATTCAATTTGGAAGCCGGCAAACGGAAAATCTCAAATCCGTTTAGTACCTTACAAATTCAATAAGGATAATCCTTTTATCGAATTGTATTTTCACTACAACATCAACAACAAAACTTATTTGAGTCCTATCTCATTTGGTAGACCTGACCCAATCGTAGAGTTTGCAGAAAAACTTAAACGTACAGGTGATACAGATGATTGGAAAGCAGGTAAGAAGATGGAACCAAAATTAAGAACATTCGCACCTGTTATCGTAAGAGGTAAGGAAAGCGAAGGTGTTAAGTTTTGGGGATTTGGTAAGACCGTATATCAGGATATTTTAGGATACATTGCAGACCCTGATTATGGTGATATTACCGACCCACATACAGGTCGTGATATTGTATTGGAAGTAGTATCCGCAGAAGAATCAAATGCAGCATACCCAACAACTACAATCAGAGTTAAACCTGCAACATCTAAAATCTTACCAGATGCAGATGCAGTAACTGAATTGTTGAACGCACAGAAAGAAATTACGGAATTGTATTCTGAATTATCTTATGATGAATTGAAGGGTGTATTGGAAAATTGGTTAAACCCATCAGCAGCAGCTAATGGTAGTGGAAACCCAATCAATGAGGAATTAGCAGCGGCAAAACCTCAACCTAAACAATCAACCGTATCTACCGATATGGGTGGTTCGCAAGATGCTGGGGGACTTCCGTGGGAAGATGAAACTCCAAAGACTGCACAAAAAGCATCTCCTCTTAAAGAAGATGTAGCATCGGCATTCGATGATTTATTTAACAATTAAAAAAAATTATAATGGCAAAAAGAGAAGAAGATTTAGCAAGTTTACTTGCCGATTCTCTAAACAAACAAAATAAGGATGGTAAGATTGCTTACTTTCTAACTGATGAGGGTGGAGATGCCCCTACCAATGTAAAGGATTGGGTATCTACCGGAAACGCTATGTTAGATGTGGCAATCTCAAACCGACCTTATGGTGGATTGCCAGTTGGACGTATTACGGAGATTACGGGTTTAGAGCAGAGTGGAAAATCTCTGCTCTCTGCCCATCTTCTTGCCGAAACCCAAAAAAAAGGTGGAGTAGCAGTATTGATTGATACGGAAACCGCAGTTAGTAGAGAATTTTTAGAAGCAATTGGAGTAGATGTTTCAAAACTCCTATATGTTTCAGTTGATACCGTTGAAGGTATTTTTGAAGCATGTGAAACAATTATTGAGCAAGTTCGTAAAGGTGATAAAGATAGATTAGTAACTATCGTTGTGGATTCAGTAGCAGCAGCATCGACACATAAAGAGTTAGAAGCTGATTATGGTAAGGATGGTTACGCAACTGATAAGGCAATTATCATTTCCAAAGCAATGCGTAAAATCACCAATCTTATTGGTAGACAATCTATTGCATTAGTATTCACAAACCAATTAAGACAGAAAATGAACGCAATGTTCGGAGACCCGTGGACAACATCGGGTGGAAAAGCATTGGCATTCCACGCATCTGTTAGAGTTCGTTTGAAGAATATGGGACAATTAAAAGCAGGTGATAGAATCGTAGGTATTAAGGTTCGTTGCCAGGTTATCAAAAACAGAATGGGACCACCATTAAGACACGCAGATTTCGATATTTTCTTTGATAGAGGTATTGATAACTATGGAGGTTGGTTAGCAGTTATGAAAGATGC